ATGGCAGAAGATATTGCCGCCGACCGTCAAGCCTGTGTTGATCGTAACACTCAGCACCTTGAGCTTATGAAAGCTAAGAGCGATTGGGGTAGTGAGAGCATGACAGCAACAACGTCAGCTATCTCAGCCGGTAACGGATACACAGCAACTTAAAGGAGAAGTATCATGAGACCTAGAACCAGAGTACCAGTGGCTAAAAAGCCTACCGCAACAAAAAAAGTAGGGCGAGGTGGAAACGCTCCTAAACGACGCGGCGGCCCTAAACTAATACGCCCAGGATCGCTAAGTACACGGCCAAAGGGACCGCCAAAACCTCCAGGACTGAAGGGTGGCGGGGTAATCAAAAAACGAAAGCGTACATAATAAACTAAGGAGCAGTAAAATGGCATACTTACTAGATATTTATGTTCTAGCAACGTCTTTAATCACGGTTGCCTCCGTAGTTTGCAACTACACTGAAACCCCTAAAGATGACGTATGGGTTGCAAAAGCTTATAAAGTGATGGAACAGTTCGCTTTCTTGGGCAACAAAGCCAAGGATAAATAATGCCTACTGTGAAAGATGCGTTAGCGGGGCTTAACGCTCATGAACGTGAGTGTACTGTTCGTTATGAGTATATTGAAAAACGCCTAGACGAAGGCTCTGCTAAATTCAAAAAATTAGAAATGTTGTTATGGGGAGTGTATCCTTTTATACTTGGATCAGCCGTCCTAACTAGATTTTTATAGGGGGAGGGTAATGCCGCTACAAAAATTTATTTTCCAGCCTGGAATCAATAAAGAAGGAACCGCATATTCTAATAGAGGCGGATGGTTTGATTCTAATTTAATACGTTTCCGTAAAGGTTTGCCTGAGAAAATAGGCGGCTGGGCTAAATCCTCATCTAACTCTTTTCAAGCAACAGGCAGAGCACTTCATGCTTGGGTAGACTTATCAGGAACCAAATACCTTGGGCTAGGAACTACTTGGAAGTATTATGCAGTAGATGGCCAAGTTTTTTATGATATAACCCCAATAAGAGCAACTACAACCAATGGGATAGTCTTTGCGGCTACCAATGGTAGTGCGGTTATTACTGCGACTGATTCAGATCACGGAGCCGTAGTTAATGATTTTGTAACTATCGCGGGAGCCGTTTCTTTAGGCGGCCTTATTACTGCCGCAGTCTTAAATCAAGAATATCAAGTTACCGCAGTCCCTAGTGCGAATACATTTACGTTTACTGCTACGGCTACTGCTAACAGCAGTGATTCGGGGAACGGTGGATCTGCGGCAGACGCTGTCTATCAAATCAATGTAGGATTAGACGTTTATGTTCCGTCTACAGGTTGGGGATCTGATTACTGGGGAGCAGGCACTTGGGGCAGTGTTTCTGCTTTAGGATCTACAAACCAGTTACGTCTTTGGTCTCATGACAATTTTGGTGAAGATTTACTTTTATGTCCTCGTGGGTCGGGGGTTTTCTATTGGGATGAAAGTGCCGGATCAGACGCTAGAGCCGTTAGTTTAACAGCGTTAGGTGCGAACCTACCTCCGACGTTAGCATTACAAGTCATGGTCTCCGATATCGATAGACACGTAATTTGTTTTGGAGCTGACCCATTAAACGCGGGAGGAACTGCAAGAACAGGAGCACTAGACCCTATGTTTATTGCTTGGAGCGATCAAGAAAATGCCGAACAATGGGAACCATTAGCTACAAATACTGCAGGATCTTTTAGACTTTCAGCAGGCTCTGCTATTGTAGGCGCGATTAGAGCGCGACAAGAAACGTTGATTTGGACAGATACGTCACTATATTCAATGACTTTTGTAGGTCAACCCTTTACATTTTCTATTAACTTAGTTAATGAAGGGGTTGGTTTAGTTGGGCCCAACGCTATGGTGAATACCCCTAAGGGCGTGTTTTGGATGGATAAGAAAGGATTTTATGCTTATTCAGGACAAGTCCAAGAACTTCCCTGTAGTGTTGATGCTTATGTTTTCGGAGATATAAACCAAACACAAAGTTATCAAATATTCGGTTTCGTTAATAAAGGTTTTAATGAGGTTGGTTGGTTCTATTGTTCGGGAACTAATACGGTACTAAACAAATATGTTACGTATAACTATGAAGAACAGATTTGGATGATAGGAGAACTTTCTAGAACCTGTTGGTTAGACGAAGGAATTTTTAGTGATCCTAAAGCAACGTCTTCAACGTCTGATGTGGGGTATGTTTATAACCATGAGTTTGGCGTCGATGACGATGGAACTGCGATGACTAACGTCTTTATAGAGTCTAGTGACTTTGATCTCGATCCTGCAGGAGAAGAGTTTCAGTCCGTTAGTAGGGTTATTCCAGACATACAGTTTACGGGTAACGTAGACACAGGCGCGTCAGGACAGAACGTAGATATTGTTTTAAAGCGGAGAAATTATCCAGGAGAAGAATTAACAACCGCCTTAACCTCTTCTTGTACCTCTGTCACTACTAGAATAGATACTAGAGTACGGGGAAGACAAGCGGTGTTACGTATTCAGTCTAACGATACCGATGTTAATGCAGTAGGAACTTCCTTTAGAGTTGGCTCTATGCGATTAGACGTTAAACCAGATGGCCGCCGATAATGGCTAGGCTATTAGAAACTAAGCTACCCTTCGCTGCAGGAGAATTATCTCCTGAACTATTCAACAGGCTGGTTAGAGTGTTAGAATTAAGTTTGGGTAAAGCAGAGATAGGCGCAACCGTAAATGTCAATGAAACCCAACGCAACGTAAACCAATTTAATTCTGGCGACATTATTTGGAATTTAGCAACAAAACAATTACAACTATGGACTGGAACTGATTGGGTTAGTTTGTATAAAGGAACCGAAAACGGAGTAGGCGCTGTTTCTAAATTAGGTTTGGTAACTGTCTCTACAGGGGGCGACACTTTAATCGCTTTAGGAACTATCGCAACAGGGTACGGAACTGAGAACTGGTATACATAATATGAATATGGAAAAACTACAACAAGACTTAACATTCGATGAAGGCTGTGTTAATGAGGTGTATCTTGATCATTTGGGATATGCGACTTTTGGTATAGGACATTTAGTTCTTGAAAGTGACCCAGAACATGGACAAGACGTAGGAACCTGTGTTTCTGACGATCGTATTAAAGAATGTTTTGAGAAAGATATTGCGAATGTATTCGAAGATTTAGACCGAAACTTGTCTTGGTGGCGAGAGTTACCTGACGATTTAACATTAGTTATGGCTAATATGTGTTTTAACTTAGGCGTCACGAGACTATTGAAGTTTAAAAATTTTTTATCTGCAATGAAAGTTAAAGACTGGGACACAGCGGCAGTTGAAATGATAGATAGTCGTTGGGCTATACAAGTAGGACCACGAGCAGTTAGACTAAGGGATCGCGTTTTAGAGGCTAAGTAAATGAAAGGTGTAAAACATTTTAAAAAGAACGGCACTGAACATAAGGGTTCTAGTCATAAAATGGCGAATGGTACGCTACACACAAATAAGTCACACACAAAAACAAGTGTAAGGCTTTTCCATTTAAAAGATCTCTCTGTTGCGGCTAAAAAGAAAGCAAGGAAAAACGCATAATGGCTAAAGGACTGTATGCCAATATAAACGCTAGGAAAAAGAAAGGAATTAGCCGACCTAAGAATAAGTCGACTATTTCTAAAAAAGCCTACAGTAACATGAAGGCAGGATTCCCTAAGACTAAGAAGAAAAAGTAATGGCTGCTTCAATAAAACGCACCACAGGCAAAGGAGGTAATTACCGTAACACTAAGTCTGGGGCAGGGATGACTAAAAAAGGCGTAGCCGCGTATAAAAGAAAAAACCCAGGATCAAAGTTAAAAACAGCAGTTACGGGAACAGTAAAAAAAGGAAGTGCAGCAGCAAAAAGGAGAAAGTCATACTGTGCGAGATCTGCAGGACAGATGAAGAAGTTTCCTAAGGCAGCCAAAGATCCTAACTCACGCTTACGGCAAGCAAGAAAAAGGTGGAAGTGCTAATGTATGAATACAGTTGTACAGTTGATAGGGTTGTTGATGGCGACACTTGTGATGTTGTGTTGGATCTTGGTTTTGATATTCTTTATCGTTGTCGGGTCCGTCTTTATGGGATTGACACACCTGAAAGTAGAACTAGGGATAAAGATGAAAAAGTTAGGGGGAAATTAGCCTCTGCTTTTTTACAAGAAGCGATCGATAGTGGCGATAAGGTTGTTATTGAAACTAAGCTAAAAGACTCTAAAGGAAAGTTCGGTAGGGTTCTAGGTAATGTTGTAGTTGACGGGGTAAATATTAATCAGATAATGATCGACAACCACCTAGCGGTAGCTTATTTCGGGCAAAGCAAATCAGACATAGAAGATGAACATTTAACCAACAGAGCTAAACTTATAGAGTTAGGTAAGTTTGTTGCGGTAGAGTAATGGATGTTGTTCAGCTAATCAATGAAGTCGGGTTCCCAATCGCGGCGGCGTTAGGGTTGGGGATGTTTATCTGGAAACTGATTAACCGTATTATTGATGGCTTAGAGACTAAAGTAGACACTCTAGATGACAAGCTGGTGGAACAGATAAGCCACTTAGAAGAAAGACTTGGAAGTAAGCTAGATGGGCAACACGGTATACTAGTTGCACTAATAGACCGCGTAAGGTCTGTCGACAATGAAATCATTCGGCAAGACACCCTGTTAAAAACTATTCTAGGCGTACCGCAATTACTTCAGACGGATAGACTTGCAAAGGCCGATAGAGATGATCAAAGGAAAGATTGAGACAATCGCGTTAACGGTTTTGTTGATTGCGTTGCCCATTACTGCCGACCAAATGACGCACAAGTTTAAGTCTCCCAGTTTTAACGGCATAAATACATCGAGCCACTACCTGACTATTGAAAACCAAGAATTCAATCGTAAGGCCGATATAGCCGCTGAGATTAAGGCGTACCAAGAAGAGTTAGAGCGGGATGCAGAGAACACTACGCTTGCACGGTTTATTCGCAATCTTGAGTCTCGTATTTATGCCGAATTAAGTCGCCAACTGGTTAATAACTTGTTTGGCGAGACAATGAGTACTGAAGGGTTCCTTGAGCTTGAAGGTAATACCATCCAGTATTTTGTTGACGGAGATTTTATAACCTTAATCATAACGGATTCTGATGGAAACTCAACGACTATTACTCTGCCTGTCGGTTCTTTTTCTTTCTAGCTGTTCAGTGTTTGACCAGTTTGAAGATACCCATAACCAACGATTTAGCGCCAACGATGTAGTCCGTATAAACGAGCTTCAATCAACGGAGTTACGTAACGTAAAATCCCCGACAATAAAACCTATTGTTGCGGTGTATCCTAATTCTTTTACAGACCAAACAGGTCAGCGTAAAAGCAATAGTTCGTTTGCTTTATTTTCTACAGCGGTTACACAACAACCAAGCGCACTGTTAATTAGAGCTTTGAAACATGCCAGCAACGGCATGTTCTTTAGAGTTGTAGAGCGCGTAGGCTTAGATAATTTAACAAAAGAACGTCAGCTAATAAGATCAGCGCGTGAGCAAATGTCTGAGGACAGTAAGAGCAAAAGCGTACCACCACTGCTGTTTGCGGGTGTATTGCTAGAAGGCGCAGTTATAGCGTATGATACCAACTTGACTACTGGTGGTATTGGTGCTAGATATTTAGGCATAGGAAAAAGCGCACAGTACCGAGAAGATAATATCACAGTCTCACTACGGATGGTTTCAGTAGCAACTGGCGAAATATTGATAGAAGTAATGAGCCAGAAAACCGTATTCAGTTACGGACAATCCGAAGATGTTTTTAAATTTATAGAAATGGGTACTGAGCTTATTGAGATAGAGTTAGGAAACTCTCGTAATGAGTCTACAACCATAGCCCTTATGAAGGCGATAGAAGGGGCAGTCTTAGAATTAATCAACATTGGCTACGATAGGAGTTTTTGGAAACATGAAAAAATTAATAATCCTGATTGCAACGATGACTGCATCTCCGCTCTTCGCGGCTGACAATGAAATATACATAGATCAGTCTGGCGTAACCGCAAATATAGATATAGAACAACTAGGTATATCTAACCTGATCGGTGGACTAGGTTCAACGGCGGGTAGTTTAACGCCTTTAGATTTAGACGGCACTAGCATGACCTTAGATATTAATATGATTGGGGCTACCAATAAGTTCTTAGGTGACATATGGGCTGATAGCTTTACGGGTAACTACAATTTTACTGGGTCAACCAACACTTTTACTATTCAGGTAGACCCGTCAAATACTTACGGTGCTGACTCAAGCAACCAATTAGTCAACGTTACTGGTACAGGTAATACTTTCACCCTTAATCAAGGCACATCTGCACTAGCGGCAACCCTTGATCTTGATTGGATTATACAGGGTTCAAACAACACCATAACGTCAAATATTAATATTGATGGTAGCACGAATTATGTAGATATTGATGGTTCTGATAACACGCTTACATATACAGGAACTGGTGTGACTGCAAGTGCTGGGGGTTATTTCTACCTTGACCAAACAGGCGGCAGTCGAACATTTAATATACAACAACTGAGTACTCAGGATAATGACTGGCTTAAAATTATATCTGTTGGTTCTAACGGTACTCTTTGCGTCATTCAAAACGATCAAGGCTCAAGCCTCGGCTGTTGAGATAGGCGGGGTATCGGAGGTATCAGGGTACGCGCAGATAAAAAGAGAGCAGTCGCCATTTACCGCAGACTTGAAGTTTTCTGTTCAGTCTAACGATGAGGCTGTTACTGCGAATGGCCGTATGGCGATCACGTTCCTAGATGATTCTACGGTCAAGCTAACAGAACACTCCCAACTGACAATAGATGAATACATCTATGATGCAAACCCTAGTAAGTCTAAAATGGCGCTTACCTTTGGATTAGGCACCGCTAGGTTTATAAGCGGTAAGCTAGGACAGATAGATAAGCGGAATATATCCCTCAAGACCCCCACGGCTGATATCGCCATTCGCGGCACGGATTTTACAGCCACCGTAGACGAGTTAGGCCGTAGTCTTATTATCCTATTACCCGACCAATACGGAGTATCTAGCGGAGAGATCGAGGTTATTACGGCCATGGGTAGCGTATTACTTAATAAGCCTTACGAAGCTACTACGGTCTCGGTGTATGAGTCTGCTCCGTCCAAACCTGTTGTCCTGGATCTCACTCTAGATTTTATTGACAACATGCTGATTGTAACCCCCCCAAAAGAAGAAAAAGTTATTTCAGATGAAAGAACCGTTAAAACTGCTAATATTTTAGACTTTAATGATTTAGATATCGATTACCTAGAAGAAGATTTTCTTGCAGATGATGAGTTAGAGTTTACCGAACTGGACATCAATTACTTAGATATCAATTATTTAGAGGACTTACTTAATGTATTAGATGCACTAGGGATAGCAAAGGAAGAGGACAAATTAGCGCAAGTCTCTGGAGTTACTGTCACCGGAACAACGTTAGGAACAGATGCAGACACACAAATAACTACGCTTATCACAGGGCAGACGCTAAGTCTTATAAGGGGTGTTAGCGAGTATACACGATTAGATTTAGACATAACAGGAGGGTACACCGTAATTTTGATTCAAGATGGCGTTTCTAATGTTATAAAAATTAACGGAGGAGATTCTACCATTAGAATACTGCAGGAGGGTTAATGAAAAAGACGATCATATTCCTAGTGTCCTCTCTGTTGTTTTCTGCATTAATTTATCAGCCTACTTTGGTTGAGGTTGTAAAGCTAAGAACCTTTGATTACTTTGTTAAAACGGAAGAGCCAACGGGGGCGATAGTTCTGTTGAATCTAACTGAGTCGGATATACAGAACGAAGGGGGTTGGCCTTTCCCCCGAAAACGATTAGCAAAAATACACATAGACTTGTTAAATGCAGGGGCGGCATCTGTATCCTGGGTTGCGGTCTTTAGTGAACCTGATCGGTTCGGAGGTGATGCAAATTTTGCAGAGGCGTTATCTTATTACCCCAGTGTTATAGCCATGTTTGAGACTGACGGCTACAAAGAAATTCCTAAAACAGAAGGCACGGTAATCTTAGGCGACGACATTGGAGGAATAATCGCTAAAGGTGTTACACAGAACATTCCGAGCCTAAGAGACGTTGCTCTTCAAGGCATAGTCTCCGCACCTGTAGACGTTGATAGTTTAGTACGGAGAATGCCATTGTTAATGCGTAGTCCTGACGGTTGGATGGCAAGTTTTGGTACTCAGCTTTTAAAGTCTGTTACAGGCACAAGTACCTACGTTATTAAAACCAACGCCAACGGTATTCAAGAAGTGAGAGTTAAACAGTTAAACCCCATCCCGACTGATTTTGATGGTAGAGTTTGGGTTAATTGGGTTGCTCCCGCTGAAACGTCTTTATCTGAAATGGATGTAGAGGGCAAAGTGGTTATAGTTGGGACTACTGCTAAAGGCATACTCCCTCAAGTAGCCACGCCCAAAGGTCTTTTATACCCCCATCAAATACAAGCGTCACTGGCTGAAACTATTATTCATGCATCTAATAAACGTATGCCAATGATCCCAAGTGACGCAAGGCTGTATGAAATTCTCATATTCATCTTGGGGGTGTTGTTAGTATTTTTGTTTATAAACTATTTGGGAGTATATCTAGGGCTTACTTTCTCTGGACTGTCTATTGCAGGCATGGGGTTTTTAGGTTTTGTATTAATACAGCGCGGTTTCTTAGTTGACGTAACGTGGACGATGGTTTCTCAGTTTGTTGTTGCGTCTGCTACATTTTATCTTAATTATAAAGAGCAATACAAACTTAGACAGCTCATTAAAAAGCAATTTGAGCATTATCTAGACCCAAGACAGGTAAAGAGACTTCAAGAGGATCCTAGTCTCTTAACGTTAGGGGGAGAGAAACGGTACTGTACGTTCCTGTTTACTGATGTTCGTGGGTTTACGGCTTTATCTGAGCGAGTAACTCCTGAGGAAGTAACGTATATAATGAATAAAGCCCTTACAGCCCAGCAGTCGGCAGTAGCTCAGTGTTACGGGATGGTCGATAAATACATTGGCGATGCCATGATGGCTATATTCGGTGCGCCTTTAGACCTAGAGAACCACGAGGACTGGGCTATAAAATGCGCCAAACAGATACAAGTTAACATGGAGGCTCTTAACTTAGAATTTGAATCTAAAGAATTGCCTGCAATTCAAATAGGTATTGGCATTAACAGCGGATACGCCATCATTGGGAACATGGGATCACAGCAACGTTTCGATTATACCGCTATAGGTGACGCAGTTAATACTGCCGCTAGACTTGAGTCAGCCACAAAAGAAGCGGGAACGGACTTATTGATAGGACAGACTACTAAAGATTTATGTAGTTATACGTTAACACCGCTAAAACCAATGAAGGTAAAAGGTAAAGAAAAACCTTTAAAAATATATACTTTTTGATATATAATCGGGGTATCAGCCGCTGTGCTGCAGTTTTACGAGATGGGCTTTAACTCGCAAATACGTGTAAACACGCAGGAGAAACAATGGTTGGGGTAAATAAGAAAGCATACGCGAAGAAAAAAGGGAGCCGTTCGGACTTCTATATCTACACGCCCAAAGGAAAGAAACAAAAGACTAGGAGTCGATTCTAGTGTCTTTAGCATTGACAACAAGTCCTAAGTTTTCTTATCGAGAAGCTTGTGAGTTTTTTGCATATAAAGAAAAGAAAATTAAATTTCAAAATAAAATCCAAGAGTTTGAAACAGTAATTACAAAACACTGTGAAGAAAACAATAATCAAGAGTTAAACAATCAAATGACAGGGCAAGCAGAAGGCGCTGTTACTCATAACTTTGCAGACGGACAGTATATAAGACAAATAGTTATGCCAAAAAATTTACTAGTGTCGACTAAAATACACACTAAGAACCACCCTTTCTTTATTATGAAAGGTGAAGCCTCTATTTATAGTGATACAGGTGTAGAGCGTATAAAAGCCCCGTATCATGGAATTACCGAAGCGGGAACAAAAAGAGTATTATATGTACACGAAGAATGTACTTTTATAACCGTCCATAGGACTGACTGTTTAACAGTAGAAGACGTTCTTAATGAAGTTACAGTAGACGATTTTTGTGAAGTAACATTAAACGGTTTTGATACAGAACAAATAGATAATCTTATGGAACTACTAACATGACAATGGCAACTATCGCGACAGCAGTCGCAATAAACGTGGTAAGTACGCAAATCAATAAAGCTATTGCGGGAGACCCTGACCAACCCGCACAAATAGGTAGCGGTACTTCTCCTTCATTATCTCCTGGATCGTCTGAAATGGGCATAAGTCCTGTTCAGGGTAGTTCTGTTTCTAATTTTGATGCTCCTGATGAAAACCAAGAAATGATTTTACAGCAGTTAAAAGCCGCAGGAATTGATCCAGCCGATTTAGATCAATACGGCGTTGCTGGAATGGCTGTTGGTGGTTATTTAAAAAGAGGACTTGGCGGTGGTTTAGGACTTCTTGATTTTCTTGAAGTACCCCCCACCTCTTCAGGAATTGCAGGTATTGATGTAGACTTTTCTGAACTAGCAATGCCCGACCCTGTAGATCTTTTTGAGGAACAAATGTTAGGCGAGGTGGAAGCGCCTGAATTCTCCGCGCCTGAAATCTCCGCGCCTGAGATTCTTCCCGAAGCTACTACAATGGAAAGACTTTCTGATCTTTTTGCAAGTCAAGATCCTACAGTTCAAGCAGCCTTAATGAAAGCATTAAAAAGCGGAGGGGGTACACTAGCCGAACGATTAGTAGGCGGGAAATCTAAGCGCAAAGGAAGTTTGGTTAGTACCGAAACACTTCCAGGAAACTCAAACAGAAGACGTTCCTCGTTAGAAATAAGCCCCGTATCAGGTTCTTCTGTTACTTTTGCTAACCAAGGTTCCGCTCTTCAACGACCAATGTTTATGCCTAACGGCGGTGCTATGCACGGTCCAGGAGGTCCACGAGATGATTTAATTCCTGTGATGGCAAGCAACGGAGAGTATATGCTCTCAAAAGCCGCAGTAGACCAAGCCGGTGGTGGTAGTCATGCTATGGGTATTGCTAATTTAGAAAAATTTAATAAAGCAGGTAACAAGCGTTATGGCTAGTAGAGAAGACCAAGAATATTCGAGTCAGGCTCCCGCACCCTATGTAGGACAATTCCTACAACAGGGTATTTTCCCTTATGCTGATACGTTTCTAAGACAACAGTTTAATCAGATGGGACAGGCAAATTCTAGTCCGTTCACTTATACGGGCGACAGAGTTGCTGGGTTTGACCCTAGAGAACAATACGGTATGCAAATGGCAGACCAAGCGATTGGTAGCTATAGACCTTATTTAGGAAAACAAGCTGGTTTGTTAGATGAAGCGTCAGGAATGACGAGAGGAGCGTTAAATAGAGGACAGCGTGAAATAAATCGAGGTCTTAGCGAAGGTAGAGGATTAACAAATATAGGAGCAGGACTTACAGAAGACGCTCAGTTTGGAGAGTCCGGTCGCAGTTATTTAGAAGGAGGAGTTCCTGCCTTTGGTGAGTCTCAAGATCTCACACGTACCGGAGCACCAAACTTAGAGTTAGCTCGAAGAGAAACAGCGGCGGCAACCCCTCAGTTTGGTCGAGCACGTGACGGAATGTCTAGTGCAGAACGAAGCGGTTACGGTTCTACACAAATGTATGACCCTAATTCTGCTCAAAGGTATTTTGATCCCTACGAAGATCAAGTTGTTCAACAAACAATGAAAGATGTTCGGGAAGGGCTGTCTAAAGGCGATATGGGTCTGAGAGACGAAGCTGTTAGCGGAGGAGCTTTTGGTGGTTCTCGATCAAGAATGCGACGGGATGAGTTAGCTGAGAATACAGCACGAGGAGCCGCAGAACAAATTGCTGCGATAAGAAGTCAGGGTTACGGTTCAGCACAAAATCAAGCACAACAGGCTTTTGAATCTCAACAAGGTCGACAAGCCGGATTAGCAGGATTACAATCAGGACTAGCAGGACAAGAAGCGGGACTAGCAGGACAAGAAGGGTCTGCCGCATTAGCTAGAGGACAACAATTTGGAGCACTTTCTACTACCGAAGCTCAAAACCAATTAGCCCGAGCACAGCAGTTAGGGAGTTTAGAAGCACAACAAGCACAGGCTAAACTAAACACAGGTCAGGCATTAAACGCTTCAGAACAAGCCGCTATTGATAATCAAATGCAAAGAGGGGCGCAGTTAGGCCAAATGGGGCAACAACTATACGGTATGGGAATGCAAGGCGGTCAAGGATTGGCCGGACTTGGTATGCAAGGAGCAGGAGCGTTAAGCGGGTATGGCGGCCAGTACGGTGGTATGGCTAGTTTATTACCGCAACTCCAGCAAGGCGATATTCAGTCAATGATGGGTATGGGCGGTATGGGTCGAGGACGACAACAGTCGCTAATGGATTTAAATTACCAAAACTTTACAGGTCAGTACAACTTGCCTATGCAAACGTTGCAAAATGTTGGAGCACTTACTGCTTCTCTCGGACCAATGGCGGGAGGCTATGGTTACGCCGGAGGCTCTCCAAGTTATGCCAGTGATTATGGTCCAAGCGGTGGTATGGGCGGTGGTACTTATGGTGCTGGTGGTCAAGGTGCTGGTGGTTATGGTAATGGTTATGGCAGTGGTAGCGGTTATGGTGGTTATGGCGGTCGTTATGGTACTCCTCCTCAATACGACCCTAGCTATGTAGCGCCTACTAACCCAAGCGCAGGAAAGATGCCTTCACCAGCTACACTGAACAACCTTGAGGAGTTAAGAAAAAACCCTCAATACGTAACTAATGGGATGGACATAAACTCTGGCCGTGGGATTGGGGATAATGCAGGCATGCAACCGCCACAGAATAATCAAACGCAAGGGCCAGAAAGCCTTAGAATGGGACCACAAGCCCGCGCTGTTGCTGGTGGTGATGAACCCTATAATAACCACAAGAACCTGAAACGGGCAGGACGAGGAGGACGATAATGGCTGGACCAAATCAAGGCATAGCAGGCTTTCTCCCTTTTCCAACCTTCGGCGGCGGAGAAGGTGGTGGCGTTACTCCGGTAAAGATGCCCGCAAGCCAGATGAAGTTCCCTACAGCACGAAGGATGGCGTCTAGACGCGCTCCGAAACCCGAACTAGTAGAAACCCTCGCACCGTTTATGCCTTTAGCCTTAGAAGGCATTATGGAGATGTTCTCAGACACCCCCGAAACCCTATCGGATGCGGAGTTTTTAGACAGTAAGAATTTAAATATCTTAGAGAACCCCACAACGTTGGAGGAGGTAAAAAGCAACGAAACAGCACAAGCGCAATTAAATGCTTATAATCTTTTTGGTGATCGTGAAGACAAAGAAGGGTTTGGTTTGAGCGATGTAGCTCAGATGCTCGTCGGTGCTTCAACTGGGCGAGGCGCGAAAGATTATGCAAGCACGTATTTAGGTCTTAGAAAAGCTAAAGAAACTGCTCGGTTAAATAAAAACAAAAATAGAAGTGCTTATATGACCTCCGCACTTAAAGACGTAGATAACTTGCAATTTAAAAATTTCGAGGACACCGAATCTGCACGAGCAGGCGTTAATGATCCCCGTGCTGGTTTTATTGACCCTCGTGGTGAAATTTATGTGATGAATGATGAAAGAACAGGCTATGTAAATGTAAAAAGTTTGGAGGGAAATTGGATAGAACAAAAATATAAGCCAACAACCGATTTAGCTACTCAAATGAAAGACCCCCGTTTAACTGAGTTAAAAAAACATCAGTCAGATCTTTCTGCGAAAGATAACGCATTAATAGCAACAATCACTCTTACTAATGGAATGGTTAAAATGCTTGATAAAGGTATTAAAGATCCATCACAAAACCCTTTAACACTAGTGACAAATATTGGTAGTTTCCTCAAAACTGCAGAATCTAACGCAAAAGGGGCTTTGGCTTATGTGGGGGGTGGCACTTTAGAGAATGCTTTTGCCTCCCGTGGGGCTATTGGGGGTTCAGACGGTAGAGAAGGTAATGGTGAACTGGCTGGAATGCTGTACAACGCGGTACAATCTGGTGATGACCAACAAATGAAAATAGCTATGGAGGCTTTTGAAAACGGTAATGATGGCGTTAACTTTAAGGCTTCGCTAGGAGATATGGCCTATAACGATGTAAGAACTAGAGCTACTATGTTACAATTAGCATATGCTGCCGCAGCGGCTAACGGACAAACAGGTAGAACCCTGTCTGATAAAGATTTAGCATTTCACCTACAAATGGTTGGTTTTGGAGCGACTCAAGACGCACAAACGGCTAAAGATAATATTTTAACTTTTATTGATACCTTAGTTAGACAAACAGATAACGTAGTGATGGGAACTATTTCTAAGAACAGCTTGAATGCTGGTCAATACCCCTTAGACGATAATTTATTCACTTCTATTATTGGGGGGTATTGGGACACTGCAGAGAGGAGGATGATAAAGAATCCTGAAAATCCAAGGGGGTTAGACGGAACTGTTCCTAAGTTTATAGAGGTGCGTGATTATACAAAACCACAAGGGTATGAGTTTAAAAACTTTTACACTCGTTATGGTGAAATCCCCGATATTGAACTTTATCAAAAGCATAAACGACGGGCAGGAACTGAGTTTGATTCTAGTGGAGCGACAACAGCAGTAAGCCCAAGTGCTAGATTAAATGAAGATCTTCAAGCTATAGAGGATTTGTACAAGTAATGGACGTTACTGATCAACAACGGGTAGATGAATTTTACCAGCTGAGAAATGAAGCCGCTTCGTTATTAGCTAAACAGACGTTAAAAGATAACCCGAACGTTACTTATGGTCAGTTATTGTCTCCAAAAGAATTAGAACTAGCTACGCATATATACAGTCCTGAAATTAAAACTAGGGCTTCTCAACTATATACTCCTGAAGAAATTAAACTAATAGAAACATCTGTTAATTGGGAAAAAAGAGTTAAGCCGTATAACCGAGCGCCTATCGAATACGATATGTCTGAACGTCATCCAGAGTATCAGGCGCGTTTAGATACTTACAACGCCCCACAGAACGCTGAACTTCGCGCGATGGAGAATGCTGTTCCAGGAAGTAGATACAATATTCTTGACTTACGTGAAGTTGATAAAAGAACCGCCCCTATCTCTCCTATTGGGTTAGATAAATCACGAAAAATAGCCTCTCTTGGTTTTGATCCAGCAAACGAATTAACGTTTGACGATCCTGAAATTGGTAGAGGCTTCAGAACTAAAGTCGCTCTAGGTCCACGTAAAATGACCATAGACGATTATAAATTTGTAGGCAAACAACACGGGCTAGACGGTGAGTATCAGTATGTAAGCCCCAGCGATCCTTCATTAGGCGTTGCTTATAGAGCCAAAGGGGAAGAGAATTTCCAATTAATAAACACTCCGGCAGTAACAGGAGAAGATTTTTATAAATTTTTAGTCCAAGAAGCTCCTGCGATAGCGGGAGATATCGCATTAACCGTTTATGGTAGCAAGAAGTTTTCAACACCGCTGGGCTTGACAGGAGGGTTGTTAGCAAAAACAGGGAAAGTTATAAAGATGTCTGGAATGTCTGCTGTTGGTGCGGCAGGAGGCGATCTTTTGCGGTTAATCGCGGGTAGCGCAATGGGTGCTCACGATAGAGATCTAGATGAGATGTTAAAAGAATCCGGAGTAATAGGCGCTTGGGCGTTTGCTGGAACTGCTGGAATATCTTTAAGTGCCGCCGCCATCAAAAAAGCGTGGGCGTCAATAACAAGAACAGATATTCCCCCCGAGTTTTATGAACGAATAGATGACGCGTTACAAAACGCAAGAAATTCTGAAAGAGGTATAGATACTCCTGGTGTTTTATATGGAGATGAAATATCGGTAAAACAAATACGAGAACAAATGCAAGAACTTTCTGATAAATTTGGTGCAGAGTTTAAAGGAAACTACAACCCTTCAATACCGTCACAGGCCGGAACAACGGATGCGGCTGATTTAGAAGTCATGTTTTTAAAATATGCTGACGATCCTAAATTAAGAGAACTTTACAGCGAAATAAAAAACGGCAACCAAGAAGTTATCGATGAGTTTGTAAGAACTTTAAACGATAAGATAGGACCAGATATCGGAACAGGTACTGCAACAGGGGCGACAGTTTCTGAAAGTCTTAGAGTAATGGCGCAACGTGATGTCGATCTTTTTGAAGATCAAGCCTACGATATGATTGATATTGTAAGACGACAAGTTGGTGGTGCGGATGATGCGGCTGTTGCGGGACAAAGCGTGCTTAGACAAGTGGACAACCCACAAGCGTCTAGTGGTCCAATATTTGAAAGAACACAAAAACGAATACAACAAATTAGAAAAGGCTATTTAGAGCCTTATAACAAGGCTTGGGATGATGCGTTAAACAATCCAGAATACGCAAATTTAAAAACGGGTGCAGGCTATACAAGAACAGCTACTGATAAATGGTTAAACCAACGGAAAGGTGACGCAAGTGGACTTTTCCGTGCAGCAAATGCTGACGAATCGGTTAGAGCGTTATACGATATGATCCCATCGGGTCCTCAAAACACCTTAAACAGGTTGCGCGGAAGAGGTAAAAAAGGTTTCGAATCTCCTGACTTTACTATTGGGGAACTAAACAACGCTAGAGTTGCTATAAATGATTTTGCTGCTAATCTTCCAGAGGGCAAAAAAAGTCTTGAAAAACTAGCGTATGAGTTAGAACATGGTTTAGCTGATCAAATGAATAGGTTAGTGAGAGAAGGTGCTTCTAAGAAGTTTGGCATCCCTATGTCTCAGAAAGTAAAACTAAACAAAAAGATCCAAGAAACGGGCTATGGTGATGATTTAAGACAGGCATGGAGTTCACAAAAAGAAGCCTTAGAATTATCTAACAGTCAATCAATTCGTTCTATTTTACAACAACGTCCTGAAAAAGTAGCTCAGTCTCTATTTGAGACGACAGCTAAAGGAAGCAGTAAAAACACACCTGTTGATGACTTAATGAAAGTATTACGAAAAGAGGGTTCAGATGAAGTATTACAAATACAGGAAGGTCTTGCCGCGTATATACAAAGAGAAGTTCTGGATAGTCCTGGATCAACACCATTACAAATAGCCAAAAACTACCGGAATTTCATAAAAGAACACGAAGGAACACTAAAAGCCGTCTTTGGTGATAAAAAATTCCGTTCACGTTTTATGCGGGGAACTAAGCAATTTGATAGAAATGTCATTGGTGGCTTGAAAAAAATAGAAAATGATATACTTACAATAGAAGCACGGTTTGGTATGTCTAAGGCAGGAGACCCTGATAAACGAGTAACTAATATTGTTGAGAGTATTTTATCTACGGGTAAAACTCAAAAACAATCGGGTATTGTTTTAGAGGATGTTGAATACCTACGTTCTATTTTAAAAGACAATCCTGAGTTAGAAGAACAAGTTGCTCAAGTAACTAAACGATTTCTTTTACAAGATATTATCAAACCCAGACAAGGCACAGGTGGTGCTTACGTTTTAGATGACCAAGCATTAACTAGATTATTGACTGAAGGTTTCGGTCCTGCTGATATTGCAGGACCAAGATTAACTTTCGATAACTTCATGATTCCTTTGTTAGGTAAAGAAGGTAAAGACTTTGTAAAAAATCTCAAAGTATTGAATGACATGGTTCAACGAGAACTGGGGGCATTACCCTCGCAGGGAGTGACTCGCGCAATTAAAGGTGGTGACTACGGGGCAGGCGCTAACCTTGAAGGCGCTAGAATGTTACAACGGTTGTTGATAGCCCCGTTAACACAAACAGGACGAAGAACAAGCGCTATTTCTGGTAGAATGGCCGAAAATTCTCGTAAGATGATTGGTGAAATGCTGTTGGATGAGAAATTGTTTAAAGAAACAATGCGAATGGCACAGGGAAGAGAAACTACTCAAAGATTTATAAGATTTTTATCGGCGTTACACACGCCGTATTTTGGTGTTGTTACACAAGATTTAGCTTCGGAAATGGAATTTTACGATACAACAGAAAAAGCACAAAAAACTCCCGAGAAAAAAGAAATAATAAGGGATATGACACCTCCTAGAGTTTTGGAGATGTACGATGAAATTTAATAATAACAAGGAAAACCCATAATGGCCGGACGAAGAGGCAATTTTAATCCTTTCAACACGGGAGGAAGGGGTAACGCAATTCCAAATATGGTGAGACCTTCCGTTCCTAGTTTCTCTGTCGATAAGCCCGTTTCTTCTCCGCAAGTAGTGAATCCTGATTCATTATTTTCTGATCCAGGAATGGGGGGTGGCCAAATGCGTGAAATTATGAACATACTTCCTACGTTGCCTCCTGCACAAATAGCACAGCTAATTCCTCAGCTACCTCCTGAAGTAATTAAAGAAGTAATTCCTCGGTTACCTCCTCAAGTAATCAGAGAAGTTGCTCCTCAGCTACCTCCTGAAGTAATTAGAGAAGTAATTCCTCAGTTACCTCCTGAGATAGCACAAGAAATAGCACCCCCTGAGGTATTAGAAGCGGTTAAAAGTAGACGAGATGCGAATGAGGCCACACGCACCGCTACCGATCAATACGAAGCAGACGTTGCTGATTTTAAATCAACACAAGCAACAGAAGCAGAGCAAGGAATAGCGGGTCTCCCTCAGCTTTCAGAACCCGCTGGTCCTGCTTTTGATCCACGCGGGATTGGTTCTTTCACTCCTCGTGGTGTTACCCCGCAGCCACCAATGGCTCCAAGACCTTTCGATCCTTTTATGGCGGGTGGAAAAGGTCAAATACCACCTGCTTTCGATCCGGATTCTTTATTTTCTGATCCGTTTATGGGCGGTGAGCCACCAATAGCACCGCCTCGTTTTGAACCACCTATGGCACCGCCACCTATGGCACCGCCACCTATGGCACCGCCTCGTTTCCAAAACCCATTTATGGGCGGTCAAGAACCTAACGTACCACCTATGGCACCACCACCACCCATGCCTCCTGGATCTCCGATATCTCCGGCTGAACCACCAATGAATGCCAGTCCAGGCGGTGGAAGTTTTTATGACGACCTCTTTGGCGGTAATCCGTTTATAGGTGTTGAACCACCAATAAGAGGACCGTTTATGCCTCCCCCTCCGGTAGATTTGGGTACTGGTGAGAGTAGCGATAATACGGGTACTGTACCGCCTAGAGGAGGAGGTCGTCCCCCTAGAGTTCCAAATTTAGATCTCATAAATGGTGGGGGTGAAGAAAGTGGCAACAGCTATCCAGGAAATCCAATGGGTCCTGGATTTCAACTACCTCCTGACTTCGGTGGTGGTTTACCTTATTTGCCTGATGACGGTGAAACGTTTGATCCTGGATATGATGATCCTCCTCCTGGAGGGGGTCTCCCTCCAGGAGGTGAGCCGCTTCCGCAACCCCCACCGTATGATGGGCCGATAAATATTTATACAGGCGAACCTATTGAAGATCCGTATCAGCCCTACGCAACAGACAGTGGTGCAACACCGTTGGTACGAAAAATGACGCCAGAACAGTTTGGGCAAGCTCCTGGAATGGGTCCTCCACTACGTACAATGCCGTATCCACAAGGACCATTTCCTATGCCTCCCCCTATGCCTCCAATGGATTCTATCGGCTATCCAGAACAGCGTTTAGGCATGTTTAACGGGGGTTATTTAAACACGGGTATTTCTCAGTTGCCCACAAATCAACAAGGTGATACACTAACACGACAGGTATTCCAAAGCGGATTCCGACCAAGGAGTTAAGTATGGCAGGTTTAGAAGATTTAATGAATATAAGAACAACAGGAGGGACTGCTAACGCACCTCCCATGCCTCCTCAAGATATGATGGGACAAGATCCTATGATGGGACAAGATCCTATGATGGGAGGAATGCCTCCTCCAGGAATGGGAGAAATGGCTGCTGCGGGTGGACCACCGATGGGGGAACCCGCACCCGTAGATATAGAAGGAGATTCAGCGATGTTAGCTGAGGCTGTTGTTGGACGAGCACAAGGAGACATCGGAGCCGCTATTGCTGTTCTAGATACTGCTAAAGCTATGTTGATGCAAAGCGCTGAGGGTGGCGGCGGACCTCAAATGGCCGCGTTCGGTGGACCAATGGGTGGACGTCAGAATCTAGCTAATGAAGAGACCAACCGTCCTAATTTTGGTAGAGATACTACAAACTTTCAATATAGAAATGCTACGCCTCCTGGATTTGCATTTGGTGGGCCAATGGGTGGACGACAAAACCTAGCTAATGAAGAGACTAACCGACCAAACTTTGGTAGAGATACTACAAACTTTCAATATAGAAATGCTACGCCTCCTGGATTTGCTAATGGTGGACCTATGTATGCTAACATGGGTGGACAAGCAACAATGGGTGGCCGACAAAACCTAGCTAATGAGGAGACTAACCGACCAAACTTTGGTAGAGATACTACAAACTTTCAGTACCGGAACGCTACGCCTCCTGGATTTGCTAATGGTGGTTCAATGGGCCAAGACGATGTACTGCGCGAAATGATTATGGAAAACCTACAAAAACCTCAAATACAACAACAAGCGTTGTCGCAAGTAGCGGGACAACAAGGCTTATCACAAGATGCGGCTTTAGATCGGTTGATGAAGTTTAATTCTGCCTAACCGATCCAGTCTTTCCATTTCTCGTCGCCCAAGACTTCTTGGGCGAGGTTTAATTTGTTGCGTAACGCTTTTACAATTTTCTCATCAACGGTTCCTTTAGCAACTAAATCGATGTAAGTTACTTTATTGGTTTGACCTATTCTATGAGCACGATCCTCAGACTGTAATCGTTTTTCTAAATCGTAATTATTAGAATAATAGATGACATTGCTGGCTTCCGTAAGAGTGATACCGTAACCTCCTGTCTGTGTGTTACTAATAAGATATTTTAATTCAGAGTTAGGGTCTTGGAATCTTCTTATTATTTCTTGACGATCTTCATCCGGAGTTTCTCCATAGTAAGTAGCTACACTATCAACCCCTGCTATATTGTGTAATGTTTTTAGTATCCTTTTTATATCGTATTGATAATTTGCCCATATAATAGTTTTGCCTTGTACTTCTTCCAGTATATTGATTAGCTCATCTAAGCGATTACTTTTAACTTCGACTTCAATTCCTTCATCGTTCTTAACAAAACCACAGACCACTTGGTGTAGTCGTAATATCTGAGTAAGCACCGAAGTAACACTAACGATATCGCGAGAGTCTAACTCAGCCGTAGCATAGTCTTGAAGTTCTTTATACACCTTCTTTTGTTCTGAGGTTAGTTCTACCTCTCGTCTTTGATATACTTTATCCGGAAGATCTAAGCATTCTTTTTTTAGCACTCTATAAGAGAACTCATTTACATTCCGAGTTAGTTCTTCTAGATTTTGATAGCCAACCACCTGTCTAAACGTCCTTGCTCCCATTTTTCTATTTACCAGTTGTGCATATCTGTTTTGAAAAGAATAGAAAGAAGTGTATCCTAATAGGTCAGGCGATAAGAAAGTACTTTGACTATATAAATCCATGGGGGACTGAGTAACTGGAAAGCCTGTTAAGATTCTACGATACTTACTGTTAACTGCTAATTTTAATAAATTCTTTGTTCTTTGTGCTCTCGGATTTTTAATCGTAGTAGACTCATCAACAGCTATTAATACGTTGTGCGAGAGTATGAACTTTTCAACGAACGCTACACCTTTTTTAGTGCTGAAGGCTTCTACATTAATAATCAATAGTTTAAGATCATGTCTCACTTCAAATAATTTTGTGAGTTCTCGTTTTTGTTTTAAGTTAGGTGACGGAGTCCAGACTGCAATATGTTTCTCTATGTGGTCGGGCATATGCGCGGGTATTTCTTTTTCTGACCAATTCCTATACACTCCTTTAGGAGCTATTATAATTGCCGCATTGATACCCCCTTTATCGTATAGCAAAGAAATATTGTCGATAAGTACCTTAGACTTACCCGTCCCCATTTCCATAAAATATGCGTATTCTTTTTTATTCCATGATTTAGTTAATGCTAATAACTGGTGATCGTATGGTTCTGTTTTAAATTTATATTTCATAATTTATGCTTATCCTTTCTGATTTCTAGACCCCATTATATATTACAAAACTATATAAATTAAAGACCAAGCTAATACTTTTCTTATGCCCTCTAATAGAATTACTCATAAGTAATATTTCAAAACTCAAATCTAATAATCGTAAAGTCTCTAAAACACTGTGTTTAATTAAAATCAGTATTAGATTATTAACGATATTAGATGTTCTCCGAAAGTTTTTTATAAAAAAGATTTAATTTTCAAAACTACATATCGTTAATAACTTTATAACTTTACTTTGCCGTTATTGCTATATATTATTTAAAACCTACTACTAGAAAGGAGAAAAAAAGTGACAGTTTATGTCGTACAAGAAGTTCAAGGACGGAATATAACATCTGCCAGACAGTATGGTGATTTTAAAGTTTTATTACCGTCCAACACTCAAATCATGTTAAGCGCATCACCGTCTGTCCGTAGGATGAAAAGCATTCTACATGACTACACAGAAGGAGATTACTTACTATTAATTGGTGATCCTGCCGCCATTGGCGTAGCGTGTTCTATCGCTGCATTTTTTAATAACGGTAAATATAGTATCCTAAAGTGGGATAGGCAGGAAGGCTTATACTATCCCGTTGATATTAACATCCACCAGAAAGGAGAAATAGATGAGTGATAATAAACCAACCTTTGAGGACTTAGTCGGTACAACAGATGTTCAGGAATGGGCAAACGATGCTACCGATGGAGAACTCTCTATAGTTTCCAAACTTGCTAATAAACAGTTAAAACTTGCTGCAGAGGTAGCCGAGCTTGACGCTGGATTAAAAGCTAAGAAGGAAGAACTTCGTTTGACTTCAGAGAACGAGTTACCCGATGCGATGCAATCAGCAGGGCTTACTCAAATAACACTTACTACTGGAGAGAAAATCTCTATTAATGAGTTTTATAACGCTCACATATCTAGAGCAAACCAAGAAAAAGCGTATGAATGGCTAGTATCTAACGGTCATGAAGGGCTAATAAAGAACGAGGTTCTTTTAAAGTTCGGGCGTGAAGAGATTGAAGTAGTCGATCAAACTGTTTCGGCTCTACAGGCGAGAGGACTATCTCCTGAAGTACGTCAAAGCGTTCACCCAAGCACACTGAAAGCTTTTGTTAGAGAGCAATTCAACTCCGGTAACGACATACCAACCGAGCCTTTCGGCATTTACATTGGTACTAAAGCAACTATTAAAAAGGATTAAGATTATGTCAGAGAATAAAAATGAAGTAGCAGAAGTTAACGCTACAGCGATGAGCACGTTTGACGATACTTTATTATCAGGCGGTACTGGGCTAGAAGAAACAACGACAGAGGATTTCGCAATCCCCTTTATTCGAGTCCTACAGCCCATGTCCCCGCAACTACAAAAGCAACACGGAAGTTATGTGGCAGGGGCTAGTGCTGGTGATCTTTACAACACGGTTACTGGAGAAGCGTTCGATGGTGAACAAGGTATCTCTATAGTTCCTTGTGCGTATAACAAAAAGTACATCGAGTGGGTTCCTAGAGAGAAAGGAGGTGGTCTGATTAATGCAGGACACGATATATCTGTTTTATCTAAGTGTACTAGAGATGCGGAGTCCCGAAGGCATTACACTCCCGAAGGTAATGAGATTGTAGAGACGGCTCAGTTTTTCGTTTTAGTTGTTAAAGACGGAGTAGCCCAACAAGCAGTCCTCGCCTTTACTTCGACACAGCTAGGTGTGTCTAGGAAGTGGCTTACGATGCTGAGAATGGCTAGAGTGTTAAACTCTAAAGGAGATTCCGTAGAGGCTCCTATGTTTGCGTACACTTATAAACTAACATCCACTACACAGTCTAATGACAAAGGTAGTTGGAACGCTTATAGCATTAACCAAGAAAGTGCTACAGATATGCCGATAGCTATGATGGCTAAAGAGTTTATGTCTGCCGCCCGAACAGGTGATGTTGATGTTAAGCAAGAGCAGCAAAATGATGTTGTTAACGACACTATCTAATAAGGAGATACTGTATGTCGTTAGCAGAGGAGTTTGCTGTACGCTATGCTGGACTGCGTCAAGCGTATGGGACTTTCACAGCTAACAATGAAACTAGGGAAGATGGCAAGGCAAGTGGCAAAAACATTACTATATCTAAGGAGTTGTCTGATACAGATCTCCTAAAGTTATGGGACGGTCACTTGTCGGGTCATCAGAGCGTAGGCATTGTTCCCATAGATGAACACAATAACTGTGTGTGGGGAGCCATTGACGTTGACGAGTATCAAATAGATTTAAAAGATTTAGCGATAAAAATAGCGAAGCAAAAACTACCATTGGTTCTTTGCCGCAGTAAAAGCGGCGGAGCACACATCTACCTGTTCTTGACGGAACCTGTGGCCGCATCAGTATTACAAAGAAAATTAAGACAAGTTGCGGCGGCAATCGGTTACGGACAGGTGGAGATATTTCCGAAACAAACCAAGCTTTTATTAGATAGAGGAGACAGGGGAAGCACTTTAAACATGCCGTATTTTGGTGGAGAAAATTCTACCCGATACGCATACAGTACAAAAGGTAAGGCATTAACACCTGAAGAATTTTTAAAGTACGCAAAAGAAATAGAGTTAACGCCCAGTGAATTAGGGAAGTTAGAAGCCAGTCCGTTAAACGAAGGCTTAGAGTGGTTAGACCAAGCACCTCCTTGCATACAACACTTAGTTGTACAGGGGTTTCCTAAAGGATCAAGAAACTCAGGCTTGTTTAGTGTGGGTGTATTTCTACGAAAGAAATTTGCAGACGATTGGGAAAAGCGGTTAGAAGATGTAAACATGAAGTTTATGCAACCACCGTTGGGAGCGCAAGAAGTTTTGACTGTTGCTAAACAGTTGCAGAGGAAGGACTACTTCTATAAGTGTAATGATCAGCCCATCTCTAGTCACTGTAACAGTCCGTTGTGTAGGACTCGTAAGTTTGGCATAGGGGCTAATGGAGGAACGCCATTATTCAGTAACCTCACTAAGCAAGACAGTGACCCCCCTATATGGTTCCTGGATGTAGAGGGCGGTCGATTAGAGTTAGAGACTGATGATCTGTTAAATCAGAATAGGTTTCAGCGAAAGTGTATGGATGCTTTAAATAAGATTCCCCCAAAAGTGAAGGAGAACGTTTGGAATCAAATCATACAACAACTATTAGATGCGATAACGATAGTAGAGGTTCCTAAAGAAAGTTCTACGGAAGGACACTTCATGGAGTTGTTAGAAGCCTTCTGTACCGAGAGACCTGCGAGAGAGCGAGACGAGTTACTTCTACATAAACCGTGGACAGATCGAGGGAGGACTTATTTCAGGCTGTTAGATTTAATGGATTACCTACACCGGAATAACTTTAAAGAATACCAACGGAACAGGTTAACCTCCAAGCTAAAACAACTAGACGGAGAGCCTTATTTCTTTAACATTAAAGGTAAAGGTGTCAACGTTTGGTTTATAGAAGAGTTTAAAGCACAAATCGAGTCCCATAACTTACCCGAATTTAATGATAATTTATTATGAAAACTTTCGCTAAAAATGTATTTAAAGGAGAGGACCCTCACATTATTGGGTGGGATCGACCTACTGTACGCGAGTTTTGTAAAAAACGAGTACAAGGTAGGCCGACAAAAGGATACGGTATTGCGGAGTTTAATTACGCAGGAAAGTTATACAATCCTGAGCCGTGGACACCCTCAGTAGAGTACATTAAAAATAAGGCAGAGGAGTGGGCTTCAAAACTACTGGATCGCCCTATCGAGTTTACTTTTTGCTTGTGTGGCTTATATGGAACAGGGGACGTGGCTATCCCTCACCACTCAGACACAGTACCCACCTTAGACGATATTGTTTTAGGCATTTCGTTTGGGGGAACTAGGTTATTAGAGTGGAATGAGTATGGCAGGGAGATTAAAGAAGAAAGTAACACCAGTGAGACACTAGATTTCATAACCAAGTGGACCCCTGTTACTCGGAAGTATCTATTAGAAGATGGTGACGTCTATATGTTCGATGGTCGTTCTCAGATGACAAGCACTCACTCGATTCCTTCGATAGAGTTTGGAGCAAAAAGACGCGTCAGCCTAACTTTCCGGACTGGGCTATGACTCTTCCAGCGCACACCCAAGTTATTCTTGGACCCCCTGGAACAGGAAAAACCACTACGCTACTGAGCCTTATCGAAGACGAATTAGAGAAAGGAACACAGCCAGAAAACATCGGGTTTTTTACTTTCACGAAGAAAGCGGTAACAGAAGGCAAACAAAGAGCTGTAGCTAAATTCAATATAAGCGATAGAGATTTACCTTTCTTTAGGACTCTTCATTCATTAGCCTTCCGACAGCTTGGTTTAACGAGAGAAAGTGTGGTTAGCCATACGGACATAAAAGATCTTAATGAAAAAATGAATTTAAGATTAACAGGTAGAACTACCTCGGATGAGGGGCATATCTTCGGTATGACGCATGATGATCGGTTAGCCTTTATCGAGAACTTAGCTAGGGTTCGCAACATCCCATTAAAAGATCAGTGGCATGAGGTAGAGGACGCTGTTGGTTGGTTTGAGTTAGAGCGATTTGCTAGAGGGTTAGAGCTGTTTAAGAAAGACAGACTGTTAGTAGACTACACTGATATGTTACATAAGTTTTTAGTGGAGGGCACTGTTCCTGAGTTAGACGTTATGTTTGTTGACGAGGCACAAGACCTTTCGCCTTTGCAGTGGGCGGTGGTTCGTAAGGTTGCTGAAAAAGCAAAGAAGATTTATGTGGCGGGTGACGATGATCAGGCTATCTATAAATGGGCAGGAGCTGATGTAGATTATCTTATAAACAATTCTAAGAATTCTATGATCTTAAAACAGTCCTACCGTGTGCCTTCTGCCGTCCATGTCTTAGCCAAACAGTGTATAGGACAGGTTCAATCTAGAATCCACAAAGAGTGGACGCCTCGAAAAGAAGAGGGGTTGGTTCGGTGGGAACCTAATATAGAATTAATTGACATGGAGAAAGGAGACTGGTTGGTGCTGGCTCGAACTAACTATCTACTAGAGGACGTAGACGAATACTGTAGAAACGAAGGATGGTTTTTCGAAGTAAAAGGTCGACCGAGTATCTCAGAAGCCAAGGTGAGGGCTGTTATTTTTTGGGAGAGGCTAGGCAAGGGCGATTCAATCAGCCTAACCGAGTGTGCGAATATACTCAAGTTTATCAAAGTTGAGAAACCTAAGAAACTAGACATGTTAGATTCAAACGCTACGTTACAGTATCAAGACATGAAAAGCCATTTCCCTGAGTTACCCGACGGACGATGGTATGACGTTTTCACCTTGTTAAACCCCAGTGATATTAGCTACATAAGAGCCATGTTACGTAGAGGGGAGAAGATAACTAAGCAACCTCGAATACGGTTGTCGACTATTCATGCCGCTAAAGGCGGTGAAGCTACAAACGTAGTGTTACTGACCGATATAACTACACGAGTTTATAAAAATTATCAGCAAAATCCTGATGACGAGAACAGAGTATTTTATGTAGCGATAACCCGAACTAAGGAGAATCTATTTTTAATTGAGCCTAAAACGCCTCGCCACTACCAGATATAAAAGTTCTTTACTTTGTACTAAAAAGTAAAGTATATTAAAACCTTAATTAACGCTTAACCAGAAAGGAGAATGTATGAATATATTTTATTTCAGCGAAGACCCTGTAGAAGCCGCTAAAGCGCAACCCGATAAGATGTTGGTCAAAATGCCTTTAGAAACGGCACAGATGTTGTGTACCGCTCACCGCTTACTTGATGGAGATGAATATGCAGACGTTGCTGGTTTATATAAGAAAGCCTATATGAATCATCCATGTACTCTCTGGGCTAGAGAATGCAGTGGCAACTACGCTTGGCTTTATCGACATTTCTTAGCATTAGGTGATGAATACACTTACCGCTATAAACGAATTCATGCCAGTATTGGGAAATTAACTGAAGCCTTATACGACATGCCTAAGAACATTCCAATAGGCTATAGAACAGAAGTGGCACAAGCAATGCCGGAAGAGTACAGAAACGAGGACTCTATTCTCGCTTATCGTAATTATGTTATTAATGAAAAAGGTTACGCTAAATGGGAAAAAGGTCGAACTAAACCAACTTGGTGGGAGATAGGCAGATGTCATCTATAAGAAAAAAGTTAACAGTTAACGAAAACGACAGCAAAAATACTCGAATGGATCTTGCTTCGGCAGGAGTTTTAGCAAACTGGAGACCTGACGAACTCGCCCATATGAGCCGATTCGATAAAATCTCCTCTTTATGCATCAGTGAGGCTAAAAACTTAGACCGACCCTTAGACACTTTTGAAATGGGTTGCGGAGAGTGTTGGGCACTTAGAAATTTATACAAGGCTTATGTGGTCAAGAAGACTGATATTATTCGCTCGTATTATGGAACAGATATAGATCCTGCGTGTGAAGCAGAGAACCCTTACTGGTCTAACGGTGGCGAGCCTTTAGTGAACTCTACTTGGTTTAAAAACTTTAATGGCACACTCAAAATAGTCGATGTAACTGTTCCTCAGTTTGATGAACACGGGAAAAAGCTTAATATCTTTCATGAGCTAGAGGATGAGAGTATAGACTTCTTTTGGTCCACCGAAGTTATTGAACACATGAATAGAGAGTTTGTTGGTCCGTGGTTAGACGATGCGGCTAGAGCAATGAGACCTAATGCATTAGCGTATATCTCTACTCCTAATCATGACGGTTCTAACGACAAACTACCTGAAGACCATATTTACGAGTGGGGCTTCCAAGAACTTAAAGAAGAGTTAGAAAGAAACTTCATTATAGAAGATGTTACAGGAACTTTTATACAGCTACCTAATCTTCGTAAGGCTATGAAAGAACAAGTAGAGCCTTCTGTTGATGGAATACCTCTACACAGTAGTGTGAGAAAATACCCCCGAGCATGGTCGCCCGAACAGTTAGAGATGCTTGAAAGTAGGTTTGGTCGACAGTTCTTACGTGTAGCCGCCGCCGCCCCGTATCCAGAATACGCCAACAACTGTGCATGGGTATTAAGGAAAAAATAATGACTACGTTTATCCGAGCAGAACTCGATCGATATTGCTACTGGCAGGAAGAGCGAGAAAAGATTCGATTTAAAAAAGAAATCTTAGGAGAGAAAGCCCCGTGGACGGAGGATCCTATACTACAGAACTTTAAGTTTTGCCAAGTTTATCGGGAAGATGATAGAACGACTCGGTGGTTTGCTAAACATATCAGAACACCCTTAAAAAACGATCCAGCAGTGCTTATGGCAACGGTTATTTTCCGATGGTTTAATCTAATAGAGACCGGAAGAACGTTGGTGGAACACGACCTCTTATTAAATTGGGATAGATTAAAAGCGATTGAAGAGATCACTAAACAACCTAAATGGGTGACTGGGGCTTATATTGTCAAGACACCCAACGGTATGAATAAAGTCACAGGTGTTGCCGAATGTATTTCTCATATGTGGAAAGATCGAAATCACCTCACCGACACACTAGAAGAAGCTAGAAATAATAAAGAATCCTCATTGGAGAAAACATGGTGTATTCTTAGAGATTACCCCTACATGGGTCCATTCATGGCCTACGAGGTAGTGACTGATTTACGATGGACGTATTTTTTAGAAAACGCAGATGATCGATTAACGTGGGGCAATGCTGGACCAGGAGCCATGCGAGGACTCAACCGTTTGACAGGAAGAGACTTATCCTTTTCAAAACGAAGTCACAACTGGAATGATGAGATGAATGAACTGTATAGTGCGGTCTCAGGGAGATTGTGGTTTAAGCGTAAAGACCTACCTTATGAAATGCGGGAGATAGAAGGAGGGCTTTGCGAGTTCGATAAGTACTCTCGAATGGTAAAAGAAGAAGGCAGAACACGGTCTATTTATAAACATAACGATCTTCCTATGATTGAAGATCTAGTAGAAGGAGAAAGTAAGTATGGGAAAACTTAATGAATATTCAATAGAACTTTTAGAGGAGTGGGGAGACTCTGTAGACATACACTACACACAGTTTCTTGAGGTGGCTTTCTTTCTAAAAGTCCCTGCAACACACAAAATGGCGGTAGCTTTTGTAAGACGTAAACTTCCAGGACTTGGCGAGAATGAAATAAGCTATCTTATCGGTGCAATCATAGACGGATACCACGAAACCTTATGAAAGTAATTAACGCAAGAAATGTAAACGATGCTCTACTTTTAGGAATAGATTTATTTAACGGTGCTGTTAACTATAGAGTACAACAGACGCGTAACGGTACGACTTACGAGGCATTAGATCCCGTAACAACTGTTTATAATAATCCGTGTGAGCGCGTATGTTTAATTCCACAAAGAGACGCTAACCCTTTCTTTCATCTCATAGAAAGTCTTTGGATGTTAGACGGTCGTAAGGATTTAAAACCTTTAACGTATTTTGTTAAAACCATGGGAGATTTTTCTGACGATGGTGAAACTTTGTGGGGGGCTTACGGTTGGCGGTGGAAAAGCTATTTCGGCAGGGACCAACTACCTCTCATTATAAATATGCTGAAAAAAGATCCTAACGATCGTAGAGCTGTTCTACAGATGTGGGATGCTAAATATGATTTAAATAGGTATGGCAAAGACGTTCCCTGTAACACTAATATCTATTTTAAGGTGCGCGAGGGCAAACTGAATATGACCGTATGTAATCGGTCTAATGATATGCTGTGGGGAGCCTATGGTGCTAACGTGGTTCATATGTCAGTATTGCAAGAATATATGGCATCGGCTATCGGTGTTCGTGTTGGCGTATACCGACAGGTTAGTGATAGTTTTCATGTCTACACGGAGTTTCCTGTTTGGGATAAGGTTAAGGATCTAAGCATAGACCCACACACTTTCAGCGAACTAAAGAATCCTTACGACACTTTAGAGGACTACACGCCCACCCCTTTGTTTACACAACCTCATATGTTACCGCAAGAGTTACAACAATTCTTTGAGATATTAAAGCAACCTAAGGATTTCAAATGGTTTACAAATGGTGGTGATTGCGGAAGCGGCTGGACTAACCCTGTGTTTAAAGATATTGCCGTACCGATGATGATAGTTTACGCCTGTTATAAAGCAAATAATTTTCACGATGCATATGAAATGCTTCATTTTATTACAGCATTAGATTGGAGAGCGGCTTGTCTCGCTTGGCTTCAGAAGAGAGAACAGTCACATATCACTAAAACTAAAGAAGGAAAAGCGCATGAGTAAATGGGAAAACATGAAAAAAGCCGCACAAGGTGACTTAGAGGCTCTTAAAAAAGCTGAAACGTCATACGGTGACTCTTGGAAACGTCGCGGAGGTGTGGGTGCTTTTATGATGTTAGCACGTAAGTTCGACCGAGTTGAGCATCAAGCCCAGAAGTGTGGGTGGGATGTTTTTGAAGCAGGAAAAACTTATGTAGGAGAGGAAGGTCTACTCGATGATATTAGAGATTTGCGTAGATATTTATTATTAACCGAAGAACATATCACAGCGAACAACTACGTTGTAGAAGAAGCTGATGATACACACACTGATGAGGAGAGTTAGCATGAAGTGGTTTTCAGATATGATTAAATTTTTTACAACACCTGAAGTAGACGAGGTCGCAAAAGCTAAAGCGATTGCAAAAGCAATAAAAGAAGGGACAGTTATTTTACAACCGTTACCCAAACGTGTTCGAGCACGAACTGTAAAAGGCACATATATAGGCGATGACAAATCTACACCCGATGTCAATGAAGCATGGAAAGGAGGCAAAGCGCCGAAACCTAAGTCTAAAGTTGTAAAGATTAAGAAAAAGAAATGATCTTACAAAATTCTTTGTTTCCGCCTCCGAGCGATTGGACTGTACCTGATTTCTTTCCTCAATTTTCTGAGACAGAAACAGTTGCTATCGATTTAGAAACCTACGATCCCTTACTTTTAACCTGTGGTCCAGGATGGGCTACAGGTCGCGGTCATGTAGTAGGTATCGGGGTGGCGACAAAAGATTGGGAAGGTTATTTTCCTATTCGTCACGAAGGTGGCGGTAATCTAGATGAAGAGATTGTTTTACGATGGCTAACTAATCTACTCAAATCCACAAAGCGAGAAGTAGTGTTTCATAATGCACTCTACGATGTTGGTTGGTTAAGAAGAGAAGGCGTTATTGTAAAAGGTAAAATACTCGACACTATTATTGCGGCTCCTTTGCTCAATGAGAACAGGTTTTCTTATTCACTGGATAATTTAGGTATTGAGTATTGCGATGAGAGGAAGGATGAGTCTCTCTTGAAAAATGCGGCTCTGGCTTTCGGTATTAATCCGAAGTCAGAGATGTATAAACTACACGCTAAATATGTTGGACCTTATGGTCAACAGGATGCTTCCCTAACATTAAAGCTGTGGAGTAAACTGAAAATTGAGATTGCTCAGCAAGGTTTAGAAAAAATATTTGAGATGGAGTCTAAGTTGATTCCGTTATTGCTCGAGATGCGGTGGAGAGGGGTTAGAGTTGATGAGGAAAAAGCTGAAAGAGTTAGCAAAAAACTCTCTACCGAAGAACAGAAAATACAAATAGAGATCAAGCGGAAGTACGGCAAAGATGTAAACCTGTGGGCTAATGCCTCCTTGGAAAGTATTTTTGAAAAGAATAGCATATGGTTCCCACGCACAGCCAAAGGTATGGCTAGTTTCCAAAAGGATTGGTTAGAGGGTCACTCACACGAACTCCCCCAGTTAATAGTCAGGGCACGGAAACTCAATAAAGCTAGAACTACGTTTATTGATAAGATGATCGGGGACCATGCCTTCAACGGAAGGATACACGCAGAAGCGCACCCTATGCGTAATGACCGTGGCGGCACCGTTACTGGTCGATTTAGTTACAGCAACCCTAATCTACAACAGGTTCCTGCACGAGACCCCGAGATAGGGAGTTTAATTCGTTCTCTCTTTATTCCTGAAGAAGGTTGCCAGTGGGGAGTATTTGACTACTCGCAACAAGAACCCAGACTAACCGTTCATTATGCTAACCAGATGAATTTAACTGGAGCAAAAGATGCGGTGAAACTGTATACGGAGGAGAATGCAGACTTCCACCAGATCGTTGCGGACATGGCAAATATACCACGTAAACAGGCCAAGACTATCAATCTCGGTTTAAGCTATGGAATGGGTAAAGAGAAACTTGTTAAAGAATTAGGAATAGATGATACAGAAGCTGAAAAGCTTTTCCAACAGTACCATGCTAAAGTTCCGTTTATTCGCGCTCTACAAGATCAATGCGCAAGAGTGGCAATGGAGCGAGGATATATCAAAACATTTGCAGGAAGGCGATGCCGTTTTGATCTGTGGGAAAGTAGATATGAAAGAAGTCTACCGTTACCTCTGGAAGAGGCGAAAGATAAATATGGGGATGATCTTAAACGGTCATACACTTACAAAGCTTTAAATCGTTTAATACAAGGATCTGCGGCTGACATGACAAAGTTAGCAATGATAGGTTTGTGGGAGGAAGGAATAGTTCCTCACCTACAAGTCCACGATGAAGTTGATATTTCAATAGAGAGCAAAGAACAAGCAGACACAGTAACAAGAGTAATGGTCAACTGTGTGAAACTTGCTGTTCCTTTATTAGTGGATCAAGAGTTAGGAACGTCATGGGGCGAAACAAAGGAAATAAAATCATGAAAGGTATCTCACAAGCAAAGGCAGAACAAAATTCGATTAGGTACAGAAAAATGTATGATCAATGGAGTAGCTCAAAAACAACACTAGAAGAACTAGGAAAAGAACATGACGTCACGAAACAACGAATGTGGCAAATAATCACACGCTGTAAACTAGGGAGTGGTGATTATTATTATGGAGTGGCTGTCGCACGTCATAAATGGTCAGAGTTTACCGAACTTTACTCGGACGTGGAACAAACACAAAGAGCGTTTAATGAGTGGTTAGGTGAGCGTGAGATTAAATTGACCTCAAATAACCAAAAAGTTGCTCCACACACGGGTTGGGACAGATAAGCTATAAAAACTGCGTTTTTCAAAAAAATCGGCCTCAGGAGAGCTCACAGGCTAAACGATCTAGGGCTAAGTAAGGCCATAGGGTAGGCTAGATAGAAGAGCTCTTAAAACGTCTGAGATTAGCGTATACGCTAATCTCTCTACTTTAGAGGGGTTTCGGAGGGTAAACATGGCAAAAGAGAAGAATTTGTGGTTATTGCTGAGAACGAACCTGCCTCAAATGCATTTACAGCGAATTGAGACAGGAATGACCGGAGCAGGAGTTCCCGATGTCAACGGTTGTGCAAAAGGAAAAGAATTTTGGATAGAACTAAAAGAAATACATTCCGGCAATGCACTCACTCTACGTCCTATGCAAATTTCTTGGCTGGCTAAACGAGCGTCTCATGGCGGTCAAGTTTTTGTGATGGCTAGAAAAAATAATGAGATCAAACTCTACCATGTAGACAGCCTCACGGGAATAAAAGATTTAGTTAAAGAGGGCTACAACTCTACTGCTCTTTTAACTCTGACAATCCCCTACGATTGGGACGCCTGCGCTACTGCTTTACTTTCGTAGCCCTGCTATATATAATGGTAAAAGTAGCAATTAGGCTACTGTCACTAAGTAAGAAAGGAGAATGTTATGTCACATCAAGTAGAAACAATGGCATGGGCTGGCGCAAAACCTTGGCACGGATTAGGTGTTGAAGTTGACGACAACCTTACCCCATTACAAATGCAGCAAGCAGCACAGCTAGACTGGACAGTAAGCAAACGTCCAAGCTACACTTTAGACGCTCCCGAGTGGAACGATGATGTAGGTCTCATCCAAGCCGAGAATACTTTCCACATCGTTCGTGATTCTGATAATAGAATACTTAGCCATTGCGGTAGAGACTACGTCCCTATTCAAAATGAGGATGTATTCAAGTTCTTTAAACGTTTTACGGAAGCTGGTCATATGACCATGGAAACTGCAGGTAGTTTAAAAGATGGTGGAGAAATATGGGGTTTAGCTAAAATCGCAGAAGATTTTGCGCTGGCCGGTGATGACCTTATAAAAGGTTATCTACTTATTAATCAGCCACACATTGTTGGTCGGTCGATGACCATTAAGCTAACACCTATACGAGTTGTGTGTAACAACACACTTACCATGGCGTTAGGCATGAATAATACAGCGTCATTTCGTATGCCTCATGTTAAAGAGTTCGGTGACGACGTTATACAAGCGGCAGAAAATGCTCTAGGATTATCCGCAACGGCTATGACTGAGTTTAGAAAGAACGCTACTCTACTTTCCCAAACAAAAGCCAAGCACTCGGATGTCCTTGATTATGTCGGTCAGATATATCAACCGTTAATGATTGCAGAATACCGCAAAGAACAGCTATTACGATCAACGGCTTCGGGTACGCACCTTGGAATTCAAGAGCCGCTAAAAGACAAACTCAACAAGTTCCCTTCATTAGTAATGGATGCGCTAGATCAAAGTCCTGGAGCACATCTCAAATCGGCAAAAGGTACGTGGTGGGGAGCCGTGAACGCAGTTACCTATGTTGAGGATCATTTACGTGAGTCGCAAACACCAGGAAATGCATTACACAGTGCGTGGTTCGGTGCTGCAGCAAACCGTAAAAGCCAAGCTCTTTCACTTGCCATACAGCGAGCCGCTTAATGAAAAAAGAAAATCCCAAGACGTATTTCTTAGCGGCAGAAGTCATAGAAATGATGTGGGTTGGTTTACACGAGTCAGGTCAGGAAGATCTGGCTCGTGCATTATCAGACTCTATGATTACACAAGGTTGTCAAGAACTAACCACGGTAACAGATCCCGAGCTTATCTTGATGTTTTGGAAAAACTACCTAGAGGAGAATGAGTTTGTTGTTTTCTCCAAGGACGATACGGTGCACTAAATGAGTACTATGCTAGATAGGGGTGATCATGATGAATTACTACCTGATTGCCCGTGGACTAAAGAGGACGCACAATACTGTGATGCCCATGATACAGAACTTTCCTATGGGGAAGATGAAGAAGGGCGTGAATTTCGATACTGTAAGCTATGTGACGACTCGGAGGAGGAGTTATGGAAATCACCGACAAAGATAAACTCATAAAAAATCTAAAAATATGGAACGCTCTACTTTTTGAACATTCTCAAGTACTCGGAGAACTTGTAGAGCAAATCGAAGAAGACATACCCAGTGATGAAGGAACTAAACATCTGTGGCAAATAGTAGATGAAGCAAATAATTTACTTTGTGGACCTACTCGAGCGTATGTTAACCAAGATTAGTATCTTTTTTTATCCCGCTATGGGGTACTGGTTTACTTTCCCGTTATTGGGAGGCATACTAATAATTCGTTCTGCCGCAAGGTAGATTATTTTGATCCAAAGAAAGGAGAATGTCATGCAAATAGCAACAGCAACAGAAGGAGGCAACCGTTTCACAGTACAGAAACCAAGCCGTTCAACCAAGAAAATAGCCAAGCCATTGAGCAAGGCTAAAGTAACCGCAGTGCCTAAACCTACGAAAACAGGTAAGGCATCCGCAAGAACTTTATACAAGTTCACAGGTAAAAAACCAGAAGGTAAAACACCGCAGATGAATGCGTTGATTTTGACTGTGATGGAGGCTAAGAAGACTGATTTAGTATCTTCTAGCTTTACAGCACAGGATCTGGTTTCGCTTGCAGTAAAGCAAGGCGCACTAACAACAGGCCAAGATCCGCTAAGAATCTTCCGGTTCTATGCAAAACGACTTGTTGAAGAAGGCTACTTTGCGAAAGCGTAATGAATCGGGTGCACAGGGCAACTTGTGCACCTACTTTTTTAGGAGAATTTCGTGGAAATAGAAGTACAGAAAAAAGACGGAACAGCTTACAACACTAATCTAAGTAGTCTCTCGAGAGAAATTTACTTAGCCTTGAAAGAAAACCACCTACTTCAAGACTTAACATTCGATGAAGGCTTTATCGTTACCAACACTATTTATGAAGCAGTAGAAAAGCTTGTGGGATTCAAAGACAACTAAGAAAGGAGAAATATTGTGCCAAATCATTGTTTTAACAAAATTATCATCGAAGTGGGCGACTCAGACACCGTGAGTTTTGAATCAGTAGTCGATTCTCTTCATGACGACGACGAACAAAATACTGTTTTCGATTTTAACGCCATAATCCCGATGCCTTCCGAACTAAAAAACACCACAAAAGGCTACGGAGCAGAACCGCCTGACGAGACTAAAAACGCTCGATTGCGTAAAAAGTACGGAGCAGATAACTGGTACGACTGGTCTATCACTAATTGGGGAACTAAGTGGAATAGTTATGACTGCGAAATCGTTGACCACGAGATCGGAGAACGTATTGAATATACATTTGATACTGCGTGGGGACCACCGATGGCGGTGATCGAAGCGTTACGAGAGCAATGCCCTGATTTTAATATTAGTGCATTTTACGATGAACCAATGATGGAGGCCGCAGGGTACTACTAATGGAAATAAATGATGCGATATTTACAAGAGACACCGACACAGGGATTCAAATTGATATCGGAATCCCTCTACCTACTGATACCCGATCTGACTCAAGATATCCCTTTGATAAAATGTCAGTAGGCGACTCTATCTTCCTGGTCCTCAACGAAGGGGACAATGGAACTCGAATGAAAAATCGATTAGCCCAATCTACTCGATCGTATGGGAAAAAGCAAGACCCTCAGCAACACTTTATATTACGTTATCGATTAGAAAACGAAATATCAGGTGTCCGAATCTGGAGGAAAAACTAACCTATGGGCTACTGGTTTACTTTCGCTTACTGGTTGGTATACTTTAAATAGTTAGGTTATTTCATAAACGAGAAAGGAGAAATGTATGACAGTTACAGAAACAGAAACAGTACTCAGTGCTCTTCAGGATGTTGTTGGTACACTAGACCATTTAGTTGAATCTATGAAAATACAACGACAGATTAACCAGAAATTAGGAGAGCGTATCAAAGAATTAGAGTTGAAAGCTCTAATGTCTGAAAACGAAAAGATGGCACTAACCGCAGTTGCTGGTCTTTTCCCGCAAGAAGAGGAAATATCATGAAAATCGAACCATTTAAACCGTTGAGTCCTCGCATCGCTCCTGTTCCTGGCGGAGTATTTGCAACCCCTAAGGATATGAAAGCACTTGAGGATTATCTGGCATTGTTTCATGGTAGTGAGGCCATCGTCGCGAATACGTGCGCATGGATGGCGTGGAACCTCGCGTGTAAAATCGTAAATGAATCTGAAGAAGAGGAAGAATCCTGATGGCCTATGTAATCGGAGTGTGGGACTTACAATTTTTCAAAGTAGACGAGGACGGTAATGAGTTGCTCAATAAAGACGGTAGCGTCAAACTGTTCAGAGACAATGGCGAACTAGATGTTGGATATCTAACAGACGGTTTGGAAGATGACGACCTAGAGGAGATCGAGTCATGAGTAAAGATATTGATAAGACCGAGCCAGACTACCTAGCCTACGCCAATACTGGACTAGGGACAGTCGTCTGGGGACGAGGTGCGACGGTGATCGAAGCAGTTGAACTAGCCGCAAGAGCACTGGTACGCGATTTTGTCGGATACAACAACACGTTTGGAGTCTCTGTTACCTTTGAAGTAGCAGACGTAACGGGGTTTGACGAGATCCAATTCGGGGGTGGGAACGGCATTCGATCAGGAAAGCATAAGTTCACCGACTCTACCTTCATCACCGTAACAATCCCCAAGATTAAAAAGAAAGGCAGTCATCATGGGGCGACCTATAAGTATCGACTATTGAAAAGCGTGGCCTTGTCCGTAGCCAGCTAACTGGTTTACTTTGACGCTTTTCTTTACTATACTTATAAAGTAAGCTAACCCAGAAAGGAGAATGATATGTTTGTATTACGAGATCTCAAGACCAAAGAAGTATGTAATGAAGGTGCTGTTCATTACGAAGAGTTTCAGGACGCGCTAAAGGCTCGAGCGAAAATGGCGAGAAGCAAGTCCCATTATGTCTCACCCTTCAGTAAAGAAGACAATGCCGTTGTCTGTAGTGGAGGCGATCTAGTCTATGATAAAAATCGACTTAGAGGAATCAATGAACTCTTTGATGAAGTATTCGACTCTACTCTCCTGAACACGAAATCAGTCGATCTAGAGCTCAAAGAGATATTCCAAGTATTAGGCATGAACGATGCCAAACTAAAGGACTTAATCTGATGAGCGATCTAAGAGAAGACTGGATACGGTTACAGAAAGAGTATCCTGCTATTGAACCCTCAAAGAAAAAGAGAAGAACAGGCAAAAATACACTGTTTGCCCGAGTGATGAACTCCAAATGCGGCGACAACCGTACCTGTAGTATCTGCGAAGAACCTATCAAACCACTTACCAATGACGAAGGCGTGGTCTACTGGGCTAACGGACACAATGCCCTACCTATCAACGATGGACGGTGCTGTGATCAATGTAATAATACCGACGTGATCCCTGCTCGAATAGAAATGCGGAGACAACCATGACATTGACCTTCGGAAGTTTGAGACACACCACCTCGGGACGTAAAAGAAATCCCCTACCGCGAAAGACCGGACGATATGTCCCTGTCTTCAAAGAACCACCACTAGAAGAAAACTATCGCAGAGAGACCAAACAATATAAGTCGGCCTCTCTACTCTACTCTACTGATACAAACAAGGACTGTAGTATTGTAGATAGATCTGAACTGATTAAAACATCTACCCATACCATCGCACCAGCGTACAATAAAGGAGCGTATCAAGTGATAAGCACCGACAACATAAAGGACATCGGTAGGTAATCCAACAGGCGACCAATAATGGAACAATTAATAGGGGTTGTGATTATAGGACTGTTCGTGTTCGCAGCATGGGGCGCGGTTCTGGTAATAGGGGATAAAGAACGTGAGTTCAAAAAGCGAAGAGAAGATTCAAAGAAATAAACAGGCGTGGGCTACTGGTACTTTGCCTTACTTTTCTTAGCTATAATAAAGGTAGGTTAGCTAAACGGTTAGCCAAAACCCTTAGAAAGAGAGAAAGATTATGGAAAACTTAAACGAAGTAATCGTGAAAGATATAGAAGCGAAGATGGAAATACTGAACAGTTGTTTTAAGTTCGGACAGACCACGATGAAGAGCTATCAACATCAACAACTAAGACCCGCATATATAAGAAACCTTTGGCAAATATGCAAAGTAAACGAAAACTGGCAATCACCAAGAGCTAGTTGGATTGCAGATCAGGGTGTACTGACCGAACCTACCTACGGTTTCGAGTTTGACAGAGATTGCCTGTACGATACATCAGAATCTATGAGTCCGAAGACCGAGGAATTAGGCCAAGGAATTCTTTATGTGGATTTCCAAACCACCGAAACTAATGGGAAACATATGATAGTATGTACCAAAGCACATTTAGAGAATCACTGGGGCGTCAAAATACTACGCGCTATAAATCAAGAAATTAGCGATAGCAAAACGATGAGTCACTTATCCGGAAGGCTAGAAAGTATGGACGACTCGAGTGTAGCGTTTATTATATTCGACGGCTATGACCAAGAAGACTCAGCAAGCTTTGAGAATTGTGTAGTCTACACAAAGAGTGAAAAGACTTGGGAAACCACCGAATCAGCGGTTGACGATGCGTTTACCGCATTGCTAGAAACAGTAACTCTATCCGATTTATTCTTTAACTAAGGAGAACGGTAATGGACGGAATGGTTAAAATCCTCATAGAAACAGGCGACTACGACACGATCCCAGTCTGTATTTGTCCGCACGACGACAATACAATTCGTGAAATTATCGAGGGCTACGAAGATATTTGGCAAAACACCCTTGTGAAAGGAGGAGAATCTCTCGACCCTGTGATAAACAACTGGGGAGGGAGCTCTGCCCTAATAGAAGTGTTAGAAACCCAAGAACGGGTTTACTGGAATCACGGATAAGGAGAAAGATTATGAACTTTGATACACTCACTCTGCTAATACTAGGAGCAGTACATATCTGTTTTGTGCTGTTCATAATAGAAGAAGAAAGAAAAAAGAAAAACCCCTGAAAGACCCTTGCCTCACGATCGTGGGGCTTTTTTTCGCCTATCGTATTGTTATCTCAGAATTAAAAAAGTTTTATGAAAAAACATTCGTCGATTGGCTAATATCGCTAATAGACTAATAGAATCGAGCTGTGTGTGTCTCGGTCAGTGGTTTGTTGGTATGAGCAAAAGTAATAGATAATCTATTAGTTATTACAAGTGAGTAGTAAGATACCTAGAGGGCATAAGAAAAGTATATAATTATATTGTTTTACACTAATATATCAATATCATTATGCGACCCAGGAGATACGATGAAAGCACTGAAATACACCCCATTAATACCCACAGAAGATGGTACTGCGTTTGTTGATGACAAGGGTAAGACGTGGCAACCGCTCAACTCAAAGCAAAAGAAGTTCTGCAAGGAGTATATCAAAGGACAAACAGCTACCGACGCGGCTGTTAAAGCAGGGTATACGAAAGATCGGAAGGGTGCTAAGACACAAGGAAGTGTTCTACTAAATCATAACCCGATGGTTCGAAACTACCTCATTGACTTGGAAATCACAGCCTCAGAGAAGGATTCAATTTCTCTGGAGAACCATTTGTCCACGCTCCATGAGCTGAGGGAGGACGCAAAGGACCAAGGTCAGATATCCGCAGCCATCACCGCCGAGGTCCATCGTGGCAAGGCGGGCGGACTCTACATAGATAGGCGCGAGATACTGACCGCGAAGATCGATCTGATGTCAAAGGACGACATACTTGTGCGACTTGAAGAGATGATCAAGAGA